TTGTTGACGTTAGCGAAGTCGTAACGGCCCTTGTCCTGTAGGTAAGCTTCGAACTCTTCGTAGACGTCGAACCCAGCAATGATGTGGGTTGGGCGCTTACGAGAAGCTGCGTAGATAGCGTTGACAGTCTCGCGGAATGCTGCGAGGATGTCCTTTGATCCGCCACCTGACTTAGCGATTGACTTTACAGTCGAGCGCCAGAAGTCCTTGATTTCGTCGCAGGTTACTGAACCAGTGGTTGAAGTTGTACCTACGGTTGCTGATGTAGCAGTTGTGTAGCTGATAGTTGTAGCAGCTACTGCTGTAAGGGTGAAAGTACCAGCTACTGCTGGGATAACACCTGTTACAACAACTGAGTCACCAACGATGTAGTCGTGTGCACCGATTGTGAGGGTAGCTGTTGTACCAGCACGCTCGTAATCAGTTACAGACTTGGTTGAGTCACCACCGCGGATTCCACCAACATAACGCTTTGTGGTTGTGCTGGTTGTATCTGTTGCGGCAACGAGCTCGTTGAGAGCCAGGATGTCACCTGTAGAGCTTGACGAAGCCCAGAGCTCAGCGACAATGAAGTCCTGGTGATCTGCGGTTGCGCCCTTGACGTATTCCTCAACGAGGTTTACGACCTGCTCTGGTCCAGTGTTCTGGAGGATGTCTGAGTGCTTGACGCGGAACGGAGTCAAGACGGTCTTTGACCAGTCGTAAACAGCTGCACCGATGGTGTCTGCTGATACGGCAGTCGAGTATCCGCCTGAGCCTGAAGCCGAGTCGTAGGCTGTGGCGCCGAGGTTAGCCGCACGAAGCGGGATAACAAGGCCACGGCCAGTCTGTGACTTCGACTCTTGCTTGAAGAGTTCGAGAGTCGGATGGGTTAGAAGAACGTTATCAGCTAGGACCTTCTCATACTTTTGTAGAGTGGTCGCAAAGAGCTGAGTGAACGCTGCGTTACCTAGTGCCATTTGGGTTCACCTTTCCTTGTGAGAGTTGTTGGCATTCGAGAGAGTTTAGAACTCGATTTCCTTCATCGTTGATTCGATGAGTGAACGCAAGTCCTTTGGATTGTCTACCTTCGAGACGCCGCTTGCGCCTGCGCCGCGTCGAGAGACTACCCGTGTCGCCGCTTTCTTTTGCTGCACCGCCTGGCGACGTGGTGCTGCTGCACGCTCTGCTTTCTGCTGCTCATAAACCATGGCTGCATAAGCTTTGCGAAGATCGAGGATTCCGTTGTCGCGGGCATAACGTAGAACGTCAGCCTTGAACTCGGCACGATCTTGAATTGTCGGAAGATCTAGCTCCTCTTCTGCAATGATCTCGGTGATCTGTTGCTCGAAGGCGGCAATCGCTTCACGAACACGGGCTTCGCCTGCTGCAGACTCAGCCTCTTCGAGGCGTCGCTGCTCCAGTGATTCCCGCTCCTTGACCTCACGGCGTAGCCGCTCGATCTCGGTTTCGGTTGACCAAGCCTTCTTTGTCTGCTCGTCAATACCGAAGTACTGAAGAGCTTCCGCTGTAAGCAGGTCGCTTGCTGCAGCTTCCTTGATCAAGAGACCCAGCGTGTAGCTAGGGTTATCTACTGAACCAAGTAGGCTGGTTAGGACAGATACTGGGCTGGATTCCCAGGCTTCGTCCAGAGCTGAAAGCTGCTGGATTGCTCCTGAGTAGTCGCCTACCTCTGCCTCAAACGCCTCGCGTTCTTCTTTCAGGGCCTGCATAGACCGTGTGAAGTGTGCTTGACGTGAGTAGCCAGCTTTGAGTTCTTCGAGGCTAACCTCGTAGTCCTCGCCGTCTACCTTGACAATGAATACATCGTTTTCGAAGTCATCGTCTGCAATGCCTTCTTCGCCTTCCTCGTCTTCTTCGATAGAGTCGTCGTCTTCGTCGATCTCTTCTTCTGACTCGTCGGCCTCGGACTCATCATCCTCTAGCTCGAGCTCGTCTTCGAGTTCAAGATCTACCAAGTCTTCGTCTTCAGCCGTTTCTAGGTTGTCGGTATCTACCGATTCTAGTTCTGACACGGCCTCGTTGATGATGTCTGATAGGTTTACGTCTGACATTGCTTTACCTGCGCTTTCTCTCGAGTGACTCTCAGAAGGTTGTCCCAATGGCAGGGATCCGTTCATCAGTCTTGTTCGGTTCTGAGGGGCGCGCTGTTACACCCCTTCACTATGTACACGAACTGGGGCGTAAGGACACCCCAATCGTGGACAGCTTAGTATTCGTCCTTTTCGGACTCTTCCATGTCGTCCTCGTGTTCGTCATCCATGCAGTCTTCGCACGGTGCGCCACAGCATGGGCACTTGCACCCCTTGTGGTCTTTGGACTCCATCTCGTCCTCACCCATCTTACCCTTACCTGGCTTACCGCCGATAACGATCATAAGATCGAGAGCCTTCTTCTTGTCTTTCTTGTCCATTGGCATGTTCATCACCTTCCTAGAGTGCCAGTCCGCCTGAGGTTGCGCCAGGGACTCCTGGACCACCAAAGGATTCTTGTACGGCCTCAGCTGGTGCTGGTGCCTGTTGTCCCATAGCTGCCATCATTTCCTCGAAGGACGGCTGCGCCTGTGGCGCTGCCTCCTCTGGGAGGAGGGCTTCTTCTGGGATCATTTCTTCAGGGGCCGCCTCTGCTGGGGCTGGCTCTGCCTGGATCATGATGTAATCTGGATCGTATCCCATGTCACGAAGGGCCATGCGGATAGCGTTGGTTACATCGTAGCCTAGCTGCGAGAGCGTAGGCACAACTGTTTGAAGTGTCTGGATACCACGCTGAGCACGGGTAGCTGGGTTTAGCGCACGTGTCGAACCACCCTCAACTCCCACCTTGAACTCACCGTAGATGTCTGATGGCGATACCTGTAGCCACATAGCTCCGTTTCCACCAGCGATACGGATAGCACGGTTCTCGTCGAGGAACTCCTGGCAGAGCAGGAGGATCCGAAGCCCGATGCCAGAGATGGCGCCTTCTACGGCAGCCAGCTTGTCCTGTGCACGTAGGGTTGCTACGCCGTCTACCACGGCTGCAGCAGTCGCCGACATTCTGTCTGCTCCTACGCCGCCTGCCTGGAAGTCGTTGATACCAAGTACCATCTGCATTGCGCTCTGAAGCTTCTCGTCCATCGAGTAAGCGTCTGAGGGTGTAGCCATACGGTCTAGCGGTACGACAACATCTGAGAGGCTTGATGACTCTGGGATGTCCATGACGATAACCTGGTCAGGGAGCGGCGATTCCAGCTGCTTCTTGAGTTCAGGTGTAGCGTGACGCTTGCGGATCGCGTACTTGTTACCTGCTCGCTTGAGGTCGTCAAGCTGTGCGCGGGTAACTTCACCGAGCATGAGCTGGATGCCTGCAATGTTCTCGAGGTCACCGAATGCCCAGAACTGCATACCGCCGTCGTTGTAGTTACGGAAGTGTACGAAAGGTGGGTAGCGGTGCTGGTAAGGGATCGGGCCTTCGTAGAGTGGCTCTGATCCATCAATCTGGAATACTGTTAGCTCGCGAGTAGTCATGTCGTAGAACTCGTAGATAACTGCGTAGCTTAGAACCTCTGGCAGCGTTGTCTGTCCGTTGAGGTATGTTGATACCAGCTGGTCTGATGCGATAGCTGCGTCTACAGAGATCGGAGCATCTTCACCGAAACGCTCGTACAGATCATCCANNGGAAGACGTAGGCGTTGGCATACCCAGCGAGAGGTGTCTAGACGNCGTGCGTCCTTTGGAAGGAAGATGTCGTACGGAGATACGTACTCTACGAACGGATCATCTGCTTCTACGCGCTCATAGCTGAACTGCGCTTGGTTATCCTTGCGAAGCTTGCTGGTATCTGGAGCGAAGCCATCGGCTGTAGCCTCGGCCTGCTCTACCGCCATCATGGTTTCATCCATAAGCATCTGCGGTTCTTCTTCGTGCTCGCCAGCTACGTACTCCCAGCCGACCTTGCAGAACCCGTTACCGAGCTTGAGCATGTCTTCCGTAGCAGCCTTGACGTCATCAGTGGCGTTGGTACGCTTCCAGAAGTACGTTAGCACTGCTTGAGCAAATGTTGCGTTATCTTCAGCTTCGCTGGTCTGGCCGCCGATTGGCGTAACGATCATCTGAGGATCGCGTGAAATAATCGAGGTTGCCATCAAGGAAATGTGAGGTAGTGTCATGTTGATGGTCTTGAGCAGATTACCTGGGATTGGCGTTGGGGTAAGATCTGCGAAGTCGCGAGCATTCAGATCGCGGCGAAGGCCTGTTCGATAGAGACCTTCAAGAATCTTCCAGTGTTGGTGAAGCGGATCCATACGGCGTACTGCGTCGCGCATAAGCATCTGCTTGTCGTTTAGCGTGTATTTCTTCATCGGTACTCCTGATTGTGGGTTGTGGGTTGTGGTCTTACTCGTACCCGCCGCCTAGGATAATGTTATCCCAAGCTTCGAGCTGGACACGCTCCGCCTCGGCGATCATCTCCGCACGCATTTTGCGCATGTTGCTGAGGTCGACGCGAATAGTGCTGCTATCATCCTGCACCGCTGGGGCGGTCAGTTCTGCGTTCTCCACCAACACCCAGAGGGCGATGGCTAATGACATGACCAAGTCGTCGTGGCACCCGTAGTCGGCAGAGTATTTGACGCCGCCACCAGGGAGCTCCTGGCGTACAAACTGGTGGAGTTCCTCGAGTAGGAGCGGGTGTATGCCGCGGAGGCCAGGTTGGGCACTATTGGCTGCAGCGAGGTACTCGGCTAGCTTGTCGACAACCATCCTTCTCCTGTCAGCCGACATGGGGAAGCTGAATAGTCGATCTGAACGCTGAACACCGCGTCGGCCTGTTGGACGGAAAATGTATGGGTTTTCGTAAACCAGGTTGCGGTGGAGCTCGTTGATGGGTAGCTGGCCTTGTCCGCCTTGATCTTCAACGGCGAGCATGGCTGGCCTTCCCTGGCCAGTGTAGAACCTACCCAAACGGTCTACGTCAGCTGCCCACTCAACGGGTTCGACCGTGTTGGCTCGATAGAAACCTACGATACGCGGTACGCCATCCTCATCCACGGAAAGCACGTGGGCTGTAGAGTAGTCGCCGCCACGCCCTTGGGCGGGGTCGGCACCGATAAAGTAACTGAAGCTTGGGTCTGGGAACATGTCGGATACCCAGACATGCCCGTCTTCGTCTTCTACGAAGCGAAGCCCGTCAAAATCCTCTAGCAGGTTGCCCCTGATCATCCTGTCGTCACAGGCATGGGGGAGGTTTACGAAGCGGGGGTTACCTGATTCACGGAATGCTTCGATGTCATCAGACGGGTATTCAGAATAGAACTCCCACGGATTGGCCGCGAACTCGCGACGCTTAGCCTCATACTCCTTCTCGGTGATAAGGCGGGAGGCAGACCAGGGCTGGAAGACGGGGACGAACTGGTTCTGACCAGCCTTGGCGTTTTTGTAGATCTTAGCAAATTCATTGTAAGCACCACGTGCTGTCGAAATAATGATCAATCGACCACCAGCGTCGGTAGTAGGCATGATCGTACGGTATGTGTTGGTGGGATCTGGCATGAGTGCGAACTCGTCGAGTACCACCATCGTTGCGGTTTCACCAGCACCCGCGGTCTCTGTACCAGCGAATGACTTTACCTGGCACTTCATGCCGTCTGGGAACTCGAACTCAAGCTTGTATTCAGCGGCCTTCTGCAAGGAAGGTCCGCGTTCCTTCATCCAGTCTGGCAAGAACTGATACATGAACTTCACCATGCCAAGGTTCTTGTTAGCCGAGTCTTGGTTCTTTGAGACCAGGAGCAGGTTGGACCCAGGTTGGAACAGGCAGTGCCAGAGAATGTCGGCCATGGCCAGGGTGGTGAAACCGAGCTGGCGGGCCTTTACGATGACTGTGAAACGGTTTGTATTCCAAATGTCGAGAGCCTCTTCCTGATAATCGAAGAGCTCGAACTTGGTTCGGCCACGCTGATCCCACTTTGGCTGCACTTGGATGTAGACGTAGTTGCGTACGAAGTACAGCTTATCGGCAGCGCAACGACGCCACTCAAGCTCTACCCAAAGCTTCTGTAGGTGCCGCGCCTTCTTGGCATCAGAGATCGAATTCGTCGCCATAGGTAAATCCATGTCCTTCACCGTCACCAAGGACGATTGTCTCGGTTGCGTTGGTCAGTAGATCAAGGGTATCTTCAAAGCTGGAGCCAGGCGGACGGAGGAGAGAGTATCCCATTTTTCCGTTGGGGGCGATGAACTCGAAAACGATTACAGCAGATCCCACCATGGCGTCTTCGCCGATTGCGTACTTAGCACGCTCGTGGATAAAGGACTGAAATTCGTCCTCACTGCCCATCATCTTCTTCCTCTCCTGTGCCTGATCTAGGTGTTGAATCAAGTTCTTCGTGACCTGGTCGAGAAACTTCATAGCCTTGGGACCTAAGATAATCCACAAGCAGAAGTTCACCAACGGCACTGGCAGCCTCCACGACCAGTTCAGAAAGGTCAAGGCCAGCGAGGTCCGAAGTCCGCGCAGCCACTTCCTCAGCGACGAACTCTTTTCCGTAAGTCTTGAAATAAAGGTCGAGATACTTTGGATCACCTGTCATTGCTCCTTTGACTAGGGCAGACTTGATCTGCTGGTATTCATCATCTGGGGAATCCTGTGTGGAGGCCTCTTCGAGGTCCTCCTCCAGGACGGCAGGCGTCCCGTCTACCGAGACGGCCTGGATTCCCTTCTTACCTTTGGCGGCCAGCTTCTTATCCAAGAGGGCCTTGAAGAGGGGGTCGTTCTGCCACCTACGGATTGTGCGGTCAGATAGCTTGTTGGCAATAGCGTACTCAGCCTTGTTCTTGGGCAGGTTGAGCCGCTCGCGCTGGGCCTCATCAAGAGCAAGCCAGTTAGCGTAGGCATCCCACTGGGGGCTTATCGCTGTCATTCTTCCTCCTCGAAAGTTAGGAGAGGGTGGGCCCTGCCATCTGAGAGACCCGAAGGTCATCACCATGGAGGAGGGTTGGGAAGTCTGTAGCACTGTGTTGAAGGGGTCTGCCCAACACTACCGTGGGTCAGTACTCCTATGTACAGCTACGAACTTCATCAGATGGATCACCTTACGGGTCACCACCCTCTCACCATTGTACAGCCTTGGGGTGTGGACACGAACTAACTGTGGACAACTCTACGCTCGCTGCGCTCGCGGCATTCTGATCTCAGATTATTGTGCTACCCTCTCCCGTGTGGGCATACGTCTGCTACTGCCGTAAGAGCACCTGGGGCTGCGCGCCCCTTTGGGGGCGTCGCTGCCGCCGCCTGGCTCTTACTGTCCTCCCATTCTCCCGCCTTTTGGGACAAAAACCAGCTCTGGTGGCGAAAACCCACTGTGACATGCATCACAGGATAAACGGACACCAGGCCCCCTTCCCTGTCCGCCTTTTCCTGGGCCTTGTCCTAGCCCTGATGTCCGCTCCCGCGGCCATGCAATGAGGTCTTCCTGTGGATCCAGGAGGGCTGGGTGGGACCTGGGGGATGCCTGGGATGTCCAGGAATGGGTTGTCTGGGTTTCTGGATTGGGGGATCGGACACCGAAATAGGTGAAAAAATGGCTCGTAGGTGATACATACTACCGACCCTCCCCCGCTGGGGAACCCCCAGGGCCCCCTGGG